CGCGTTGGTCTCCCAGGTCTGCATCCGGGTCGAAGTCTCCTGGAACTTCTGCGTGGTTTCCTGGAGCTGCTTTTGCGCCTGAAGGTGCTTGGGCTTCGCGAAATCAAGGCCGTAGGCCTTCTCGAAGATCTCGCGGACTTCCTTCTCGGAAGCCTGGTCCTTCATGAGCGCGCGGAAGGATTCGGGGATCTCGAACTCCTTGTCCATCACCTTGAGCTTGAAATTGGCGGCAAATGGTGCGGGGGCCGGGGCTTTAGGAGCCTTCTGGCGAAGCTCTGGGTCGCCAGTGGGGTCAGAGGACTCCTCTGGGGCTTCTTCCTTCTTGGCGATCTCCTTGAGCTGCGCGAGCGACGAGACGGGCTCGCCTTCGGCTTTCTCCGCCACGGGGGGAGGAGTGGAGGACGCGGGAGTTTCAATGGGCGTGGCAGTCGTTGGGGCTGCGTCGCCTGGGTTCGTAACTACTTCAGTACCTTCGTTTGGAGCCATCTTAGCTTCTCTCTTCTTGTGCCAGGTCCTTTTCCTTGGACGGTGGCGGGGTTCTCGCTTGGTTTTCCTACCTCACGAGGGAACGGGGGCCTGAGACGCTGGGCCTCGGGCAAACATTGATGGGCGATCAGGCTGCGGATCCATCCGACCCACAGGGCCCTGCGGCCCGGGGATTCCTGCGGCCTGGCCGATCTGAAGCTGGTTCTTCATGCTCATGTCCTCGAGCGCGCCAAGAGTTGAGCCCTGCTTGGAGAGGCGATCAATGGTCCACTGGAGCGATTCATAAGGGAGCTTCACGCGCACGGACTTGTTCGGATCCGTTGCGGTCGGAGCAGGCACGTACATCTCGCACGTGATCATTGCGCCACCGGTTGGGATGAAGTCAGCCTCCATGGCCTTCAGCTGCGCCAGCTGCTGGGACTGCGCCTGCGCGTGCTCTTGGATGCGCATCTGGTAGAGCTGCTTGATGTTGGGGGGCAGGAACTCGAAGTCGCCTTCCAGCGTCCTGGACTCCAAGCGTTTCACGAGATAGTCGTGCGGCATGCCGGGGCTCATCTGCGGGTTCTGGCCGCGATCGAGCGCCAGCATCAGGTTGACTGACATGTCGTAGTTGCGGGTGAGATCCTTCATGGACTCGCCCAGGTTTCCGTACGGCATGTTGGCCAGAATCCGGCCAATGTCTTCTCTCTCAAGCTTATTGCCAACGTACTGAAGGGTGTTGGTCATCGTCAGCTGACGACCGAGTTTCGTCTCCATGTCCTCGGCCTGGGGTTCCATCTTGATCTGGTAGCCGATAGCGCTTGGGTTACGGAACTCCTCGATGTTGGCCTGCTCTGATTTTCCGATAGCCTCAAGCAGCTCCTCGTCCGGCAAGTATTGGCGTGCCAGCTGAAGGAAGATCAGCCAGACGTCCGCCAGGAACTGCTCGAAGCGCTCCGAATACGGAGTGAATTTGACCTTCTGTGAGGCTGCCCTAAAGATCAGCGAGAACGGATCGACTTGGGCAGGGGCTTCCTCGTTGGCTTCCGCCACGAGAGAGGCCTTGTACATCTCCTCGACCTGGGCGGCACAGTAGGCTGCGTACTGGGAGCCATCCCGGCCAGGGAGAATGGTCGGAGGTGCGCCAGAGACAACGTACCCACGGACGCCGGGGAGAGTGTTGCCTTGGGTGACCTCACTGCCAGCCTGGGTGATGATCTTGTCGTCGCCAATGGTGATCTGGTGCTCAGCCATCTTAGAGGCTGAACGATTGAGCTCAGCCTGGAAGGGGCGGAGTACTTTGATGTGCGATCTGCCACGGCGGGAGGTTTGGTACTTGTCAAACGGCGCGTAGGCGATTGGCCAGACGCCGAAGGGGAGCTCGTCCTCTTCAAAGACCCCGTCCTCCGTCCAATAGTAGTAATAACCCTTGGGGCATGCAATCGATGGCCTGACGAAGGTCTCCACCACCATTGTCTGGTTCTCAGCCATTCCATACGCACCTTTGGTAGCGTCAAAGACGACCATCGTCTCGTCTTTGGTGGAATTAAAGAGCTTGAGCTTTTCCGGGTCCTTCGCGTACTGAGCCTTCAGAAGATCAGTCGATACCATCTTACGGATATGGACCTCGGGACTGTCCTCATACGACGTGAAGCCTGCCGCCAGGAGGAAGTTGAAGCCGTAGAATTTCTCGAAGACGAAATCGCCCGAGTATATAGCGCCTTCCCCTTGGGTAGGAGTCTGCTCACCAGTCACCTCATCGGTGTCAAACATCGGCTGACCCAGTTCATCCTGTGCCTGCTCCCAGCCGATCTGCTTACCCTTGGACGGATCCCAGAAGGTCTTCGTACCCACTTCGCCGATTATCGTGAAGTCATCCGCCCAGTCCCGCTTCTTTTCCTTCATGCGGTACTTGTTTTTGGCGTATTTCATGACCTTGTTGTGAAGGTCAGCTGACTTTATGTCCTGGAGGTTCTTGTCGTCAGTCGGAGTCGGGATCACGTCGGGGCAGAAGCTCGTGATCGAGTTCGCGTACAGCCGCATGATCTTGTAGATGTGGTTTTTGGTGAGCCTGAGCTTCTGCTCTTGGCTCAGATTCTTTTCGTCCCGGACGCGCTCTAGGAATTTTGAGTTTTTCTTGGCGTAGTGCTCGCCAGCGACGAGGAGGACGTTCGTCCTTTGCTCAGCGAAGATTTCCTTGTCCGCCGTGTTGGCCGCTTCGTAGGAACGCCTCAGCTCGTCATGCGTTAGCTTCTTCGCCATCCGTGGTGTTCCTCAGCTCGCCTGATGCAAGCAGTGCTTCGAACTCGAGGGGGTCAGTGATCGGCAGCTCTTCCATTTGCTGCGTCTTCACTTCGAGCTCTAAATTGTCGATAGATTTTTCGGTTTGGAGTTTCTGGGCGTCCGCCTCGGAAACTGGGATGTTGTGCGCCGGGCGAGTTGGCCAAGCGGGACCGGCCAGTCCGTACTTGATCTCGAGCCCCTGGAACCGGAGTTCCAGAACATCTGCGTCTTTACCAGCTTTCATTATGAGGCAGACCTCTTCTGCGGTCAACTTTGTTGGGCGGGCCACTTTATTCTCCATAAAAGGAATTTATTTCGGCGAACTCGGCGTCCAGAAGCTCCTCAGGAGTCGGCTCGGGGTAGTTCAGGCCATTTCTCCTGCGGTCAAGCTCCGTCTGCGGCTTCTCGGGTTCTTTGTAAGTGTCTGGGCGTCCTCGGATGATGGTCCAGTTCCAAGGGATTGACACCCCCGCATAACGCATAGCGTCTGCGAGATCGTCCTTGGCTTTGGTCTTGACGGCATCCGTTCTTAGGCTCGAAAGCTCAGACGCCAACTTCATGACCTCCGTGTGCTCGGAGTCCAGAAACAGCATCTGGTTTTTGAAGAGCGAGTTGAACGTCGTCTCCCCAACTTCGTGGCCTTTTTCGGCCTTGACGAAAGTCTCCCCCAGGCGGGAGGCCACCAGGAAGAGTTCTTTCGAGCCCCAGTCGTAGTACGAGGTGATGAGCTTGTTTCCGAATCCTTGGAGTTCAAGCTTCATCTTCTGATATTGCTGGACGATTTGCGTCGCCTCAGTCGAAATACCGTCGCCCCTCCATGCGCGAACTATCCTCCCCCTCGTGTAGTCAGGCTTCACTGCAATGAAGCAGATCGCCGCAGGGTGGCCCTTGGGTCCTCCTGACCCGTGGTCAATTCCCGCGTAGAGAGGCCATCCTTTCGGAACCTCCCCGCCTGGCCGACAATTTTCTTTGATAGAGAAGCTCGCGTACTTTCGCCCTTCCGTCAAGACGAAGCGCCCAAAGACGCGCCGGAGGACCTCGTTCTCAGTGGAGCAATCCGCGATGACTTCTTCGATGCGCTCCTTGGTCCAGTGCGACGGGGTGCCATCCACGTAGGTCATGCAGTCGTAGAGCGAGATCTGCCACTTGTCCGCGCCCTTGAAGCGCTCGAGATCCGTGCCCTGCTCTTCCATCGTCTCGCGCCAGAACTCTTGGCCCAAGGTGGCGGTGAACACGAGCGAGAAGTAGCCGTTGGTGGCTGCCAGGCGGACTTTCAATTCATCCCAAAGCTCGGCGGGCAATTCTTCATCACATCCTATGTAATAAACCGTGCCAGCCTGGAGATTTTGCACATCCATTGCATAAGTACGGACCGCCAACACTACCCCAGAATTAAAGACTATCTCCTTGATGTTCTTGTTGTCGAAGTTCGCTTTCCAGCCATACTTCGGGTGGTTTTTGAACTCCCCCTGCGGTAGAAGCGGGGCCCATTTTGTGGCGTATTCTAATGTCGCAAGATCTTTTGATGGATATAAATAGAAAAAAAGTCTGGGCTGAGTTGTCCAGAGCATCGGCCAAAGGCTCGTTTCAGTCGCCCAGTGGATCATCTTCCTGATCTGGATAGTGGACTTCCCGATCTGGTTGGCGGCAGTCAGGAAGCACTTCTTGTTCGTGCTCTCCAGGAACTCCTTCTGCCACTCATAATTTTTGAACGCGTGGAGGTAAGGAAGGCCGGAACGAATTTTGGCCTTCTCCTCAAGGAGCTTTAATTGTGCGAGCTTTGTTTTTGCTTCCATGCTTTTTACCATTAGGGATGCGCAAGCCCATTCCATAGGCATGCCGAATATTTTCGGAGTAGGTCACCCACTCCAAGTTCTCTACCCGATTGTTCGTTTTAATCCCGTCAATATGGTTGCAGATCATCCCAGTTGGGCGAGGGCAGACAAATACCGTCAGCACCAGAGAATGCACAGTGAAGCAGACACGCACATAAGGAGCAGGGGTCAAATTAACCGTGAAATACCCGTTACTCCCGGGGCTGAGTCGAAAGATCTTTTCTACGCGCCCTCTGGGCCTACCCTTCTTATCTCGTGGGAGTGTCTGGGCAACCGCTTTCACCCTCCCGAAACTGCTGACTTCGTAAATGCCTACAAAACCAGGGACAGGTAGCCACTTCTCATGTCTCATTCTTCACCTCGATCGGCTCTTGCTTACCGAGAGGAGTATGCATCACATGCGGCGTAGCCCCGTCGAGTTCTTTCTGCAGTTCCTTGAGCTTCCGGTCAACCTCCTCCATGGAGAGCTGCCCATTCTCAGGCTTCTGCCCCCCGTCCACGTTGACCGAGAGGATCTTCTGGGTGATCGAACCGTGGAGCCTCTGGTCCACCATCTTCAGCGCCTGAAGTTGGAGCAAGCACACGGCAGTGTTCACGGATCCATTGGCGTTCCGCTGGGGAAGTTCCAAGATGTCCATGAGGCGCTGCATCCCCAGCTCGCCTGCCTCTTTCATCTGCAGCCGGTACTCAGCCGGTGGCTGGACCAACCAGGCGAGAAGGGCCGGGGTGCGGTTCAGCTTCTCGGAGTAGTACGGCCAAGAGGGCACGCCCGATCCCACGACGACCTTGGAGAGATCCAGCTGGCCCAAGGACCGGTGGGCCACTTCATACTCTTCCCAGAACTGGATGCGAATCCGCCGATCCTGGCGCGAAACCTGCGCCTGGGCCTCCAGTTCCTCCGGCGGGAGCGCAAAAAGCTCGTCAGGAAGGCGCAAAACAGCGTCCCTGACCGCCTCCGGGATAACTTCCAGGATGGAGTCGGGTTGGTCCGCGCCAAAGCGCGCCATGGCTGCCGCTGTCGGCCTCACCTGTCCAGGGTTCCCCCCAAGTTGCGCTAAAAGTGCCCTGCCATGGGGTGAAAGCTGGTCCGGTCCTGGAGCCATACCCACCAGGATAGGGGATGAGAACGAGGCTCGTCAAGTATTTTACAGGGCTTGTGTTATTTTAGACTCACCTGTAGCTTTTCTGCTCATGAGCATGACTGCCC